TCATGCCTGGCCTCCTTTTTTATACTGACTTGGGGTAACGCCTACCAGTTGCTTAAAGCGCTGAGAAAAATAATTCATGTCCTCAAAACCGACCTGCTCTGCAATTTCATAGATTTTAAGATTACTGGTTAACAAGAGAAGCTTGGCTTTTTTCAACCGTTCTTGTACCAGATAATCTTGAAAGGGCATCCCTAAATCTTTTTTAATCAAGACGCTAAGGTAATTAGGGCTAAAACCAAGCTGCTGAGCCAAGCTTTTTAGGGTCAAATCAGAATCTGCCAACCGCTCATGAATAGCCATTGCTATTGCTGATACTTCTTTTTGAGGCTGCTCAACCAATTCCTGAATGGTTTCTGTTTTCTTGGAAAGGTCTAATTTTTGCTGGAGCTTTCCTAACATATCTTCCACATCGGCCTTGGAAAAGGGTTTGAGCAAGTAATCATCTGCCCCTAACTTCAAAGCAGATAAGGCATAGTTAAAATCATCGTAGCCCGTCAAAAATACCAGATGAGTTTGGGGGGATTCCTGTTTAATGAGTTCTGCTAGTTGAATCCCATTTAATTTGGGCATATTGATATCCGTCAAAACAATATCATAAGGCTCTTTCTGAAACAAGTCCCAAGCCAACTGGCCATTTTCTGCTTCGTTGACCCGATCAATCTTGAACTGGCTAAAATCAACCAAAGAACGAATACCCTGGCGCACAAGGTATTCGTCTTCTACAATTAACAATGAGTACACACGGTGTCTCCTTATCTTTATAAAGGGCCTTGCATGGCCCTCTCATACTAGTCTTTCTTTTATTATATCAGAAAAGAACATTAATATGGTATCATTTGCTATCATTGCCTAATCACTTGATAAATCAACATTTTACAACCTTACATTATCTGGTCAATTACACTGATTTTAAAAACAACGTAGTAAATAACGTAGTAATTTTGCGCTGGGGAGCATCTGATTTCGGGACTTGGAAAAGTCTTTTTTATTTGTCTAATTCCACCACCACCTCTTCCACTATTTCCTCAGCCACAACCTCCGACGGTCTGACTTTTTCGCCAGGCAACACATAATCAAAAATCTGTCCGTTTTTACGCACAATCGCTACTGTGTCTCCTACGATATATCCATTGTCAATCGCTTGCTTAAACTCGTCGTATGTTAGCATAAGTACCTCCTTATCTATTTATTCGTAAAAGAAGAGGGAGACCCCCCTCTTCTTTTTTGTTAAACTAATTTCCCAAAATTGGTAATACGGAAAATAACAAAAACATATTAATCCAAAATGCGAAAATAAATAATATTCCCCAAATAAATAGATTTATTTTTTTAGACACAAAGGCCATGAAGATAGCCGTCAAACCAAACACTATAAATAACTTTTGCATAACAAACAGATAAATCGAAACACCGAATAGAGTCTTATCCCAAGGAACAAAGAACATTCCTATCCATAATAACACTATACTCAAAATATAGTACTTCGAATAATCACTAACGTTTTTTTTGAAATTTAACATCCTATAGAACCTACTGTCTCAAAATATACTCTAATAGCATCGGCTACGCCAAGGACATTCGCTGGCATCCATCGTCTATAAACTTTTATGTAATTAACTAGCTGACGGTTACATTCACAATTAGCACCAATACCGGCACCCCACTTATAGCAACTATCGTGGTTTTGGCAACCTTGATCCAAAACATCTACTACTGGCAACGTAAAGTTATTCCCATTATGACCTGGTCCACAATAGTTACCGTGGACAGGCCAACTAGCTTTAAAATACTTATCTGGGGTGAATGTCTTCTCAGAATAATCCTTACTTATAGCTTCAACTAACATTCCCATCTCTAGAACATCATCTGATACTTTATCTTGAGTTGCTCTATCATAATCAAAGTATACTCGTTCACCTTCTAGGATAAGATAATTTTTTAGGAGTTCACCATTTTGGAAGCTAATATCACTTTCAGTGCCATTTTCCATTTTATCATTTATCCCTTCAGCTAATACATTTGTAGTAAAATTACCTAAAAAGAATAAAAAACAAGCAGCTAATAGAATAGTATTTATTACTTTTTTCATAAATTTTCTCCAACTATTTTAATAACAGAGAAACTATTAAGTGCTACCCCAATATGTCAACAAACCTCCTTTCTTAAAACTAAGGTAGACCTTATCTCAAGAAGAATATTACACTTAAAATATTACAAATACAAGTCTTTTTTTTATTTAATTTTTTTGGTAAAATTAAATATAGTGGTAATTTTAAATTAACGTATTTGAAATATTTGGTAGCTACTATTTCCTGAAAAAGAAATAAACAAACGGGCGTATGACGGGTTCTACATTCCTCCTTCATAGGTTAATAAAAATTGAAGATGAAAGAAATTAAAAAAATAATTCCTTAAAAAACACAAAAACCGCCCAGAATTATCTGAGCGGTTTTGTCATATTCCTCGGTTGACCGATAGTGATGCCTAGAAGTCTACTAAAACCGTCTAATTCATCAAAATCTATTTAAATAGACTAAAAATTAAATTAAAATAGCATTCAACCACTAATCTTTAGAAAAATCTTCGTTTAAGTGAACATCAAAGTGACTAACTTTACTCATATCAATCGTTTCATTATCTGTATAGTCGGGGTAAGTAAATAAATTGGTGTGTCTAATGCCACCGTCTTTATAATGAATATCCCAAAACCCTTTTTTATACAAAGAATCGTACTCATACAATTTTATTTTGCTGTCCCCCATCAAACTTTTCCTAAGTCTAACATCAATCTCCTGAAGAGTTACAATATTATTTTTAAAGGTAATCTTATCTTTAGCTGTTAATGTTCGTAATTCTTTTTCACCAAAAATATTAATATAAATTGCTTTTTCTTCTGGTTTTACATCACTTGTTTTTATTATTCCCCCATCACTATAATTGAATTGTTCCTTGCATACAACATGATATGACTTTACTATAGCAAAAATATTCACATGATCACCAACATTAAACATTCTTTCCTGTGAAGGAGAAAGATTACTAGATATGACTTTCTTAAAAGTGTTATCATTCCAAACTGTAGTATTTTCATCCGTATTAAAAATCAATTGCGTTCCTTGTTTGGCATTTATCGATATATTATTTTTTTCAATAATTTCTTTATTATATATTTCTTTTAATCTTCTATTATCCAAAATTTCGTCTTTATCATATCTAGGAGCATATATGTTCCTTGGATTTCTAACATCATTTGTATTGTACGTATCTGAAAAGACACTCTCAGTAGTGTATAGAGCAAGCGATACACACACAAGGAATAACAAAGTCAAGGTATTTTTTTTCATTTTTTCTCCTAACATTTTTTAAGTTTAATCAATTTGTTTAGCAAGTATACTATATTTAAATAATAATTCAACTATAATTTTAAAAAAACACAAAAAAAACATTATACAGCTATAAAGCTTAATATAATAGGATTTTATGTATACAATTATTTAACAGCATCTATTCAAGATAGCCTACTTCATCAGGTTGGTATGACTAAGTTTTTAACTTATCTTCCCCCCTTTTTTTGTTTTAGAAGATAAAAGAATTTTCTTGATTTTGCACACAAAAAACCGCCCTCAATCAAGAGAGCGGTTGGTTTTTTATTTAAGGAGACAGTGACTAACTACAGTTGTTAAAACAAGTAAGAACATTAAAGAAAAATAAAATGAATGTCTCATGAGAAAATGACGCCATTTATGCCGACACCCATTATCACATTTTGACGAATAGCAGTTACCGAAATTTTTACCTGTAATTCTAGCTACCCACAGCAACAAAGAATACATCAATGTCAATACACCGATTAGCATTAGACTTGAGACAGTAATCATCCTTGATAAATCAAGAGTCTGAAGATCATTACCAATGTCAAATATCGCCCTTGCTACATCTATACCACCAAACATAACAAAAACAAAAGCTGAAAACACTCCTAAGATAGCAATAAAGTCTGTGTAGATTGAAGATTTTGTATTCCGAACATCATCCACTCCTTGCTTAACTTTTTGCAAAACACCGTCAGTCTCTGCGGATTGTTTTTTTAATTCGTCATTTGTAGCTGCAAGGTTAGAAGTTTCTTTTGCTAATGTGTTTAGCTCAGGGATAATCTTCTCCAGAACATCTTTAGCTTCTTGAGAGTTTTTAAGTATAAATTTTTTCTGAGTTTGAGCTAATGAATAATTGCTTTTTATTTTATCGAGGTTTTTTATCAAAATATCTTTTTGTGTATCAGTCCCTGAAAATTCCGAAATAATAAAGTCGATATTTGAGTTTAATTTCTCATTTTCTTCAACGCTATCTTCGTGACTATACACATATTCAGCAATTATTTCATAAGGAATTGTGACATTATCTTTAGCCATTTCCCTATGATAAACCTTTAATAAAGTGTCTTGATTATTTACTGGTGCTTTGCAAAAATTAGCATCTAGTAATAATTCCATAAACGCTGGAGCTATTGTACCCATATTTTAGCCCCTGGATTATGTCCAAAAAAGTCTTTTATTTCTTCGATTGTATATTTAATTCCTTGGACACCGTCCATTATTCTATCCTCATACTTTTTCCAAGGTGTATGGTCGTGAGTAATATCAACAAGTTCGAACGGACCGAACCCATGCAGAGCATCAACTGTATTCTCAATCAATTGAGTATTCTCTACTTTTTGTGAGTCATATTCAGTTATCTCTAAGTCAGATAACTCCCCGAATGGGCTGACGCTGAATTCAACATATTCCATAATCATCTCGTCTGTAGAAATGGAAAAAGCTCCAAAACGTTTATATTCATGATAGACATCAGGAACAACCGGTCCATACTTCCACTTTTCCATACTCTCTTCAAAAAGCGGAGCTCCATTTTCAAGAATGTTTCTTACATTAACGAAGTATAATAATTTTTGCAATTTAAGGTTATTAATTTTGTAGCCTTTTTTATTTGAATACTCAATTATATAATTTGCAACAAATAACGCATGCATCTCAATTACACCTCCTTTTTCTTAATTATAACATATTTGTCAAGTACTATATCTTGTTAGCTAAAAAGTTAGCTAACACTACATCTTGATTAGGATACCAAAAAACAGCCCCCGCAAAAAGCGAGGGCATTTGTCTTATCTAATTTAATTTACCCCAAATACTGATGCGGTTCCCGTCTTTATCAGTCTGTCCAATAGCTAGGTAGTCACGCATACCTAAGCCTCCAACATAGCTAATCCAATAATAGCCATTAGCGTAGCCCTCGCTATCAAAGCTGACAGTATCACCTTGCTTGTAGATACCTACAACCTCGCTGGCTAGACTTGGCCAGCGTCTGATATTGATCTCTGCAACATCAAGGGTAAAGGTGCCTGTTTTTGCTGTCTCTACGATAGTGTCAGAAGTTTGCGGCTCGGTGCTGACTGGTTGCGTGACTGTATCCCCTTGATATGGTGGGTAAAACCATCCAACAACGCCAGTAAAGTCACGAGTATTAAAACGAGCTGGTGCGCCGACATATAAGGCGTCTGCATTGCCATCAATGTTTTGTTCAACAGTCCGCATAGTGTAGCCGTCGCTATCCTCAATGACAATTCCCGTATGTCCAAATTGATGATACGGCACTGATTGGACAAATGTAGCGCCTGCTTTTGGGTTTGCCTCTGTTGGCATACGATGGACTTCCCAGCCTTGCGCACTTGCGCTGTCTAATAAATCAATCGCATTGCCCCAAAGATCAACACCAAACCAATTTTTAGCGACAAAACAAGGCAAGTCACAGCATTGCGTCCCGTGAGCACCGTCTTTGTCAACACCCATGCCTGAATTAGCAAGGTTAACACAGTATTGTACAATTTCGTTTGCGGTTGTCATCGTTTCCTCCTTATTATTTTTAAGAGCTTCTCTATCCCAACTTTGTAAGTCGTTTTCCTCAATCAGTTGGATTAAAAGTTCGACATAGCTACTTGCCGTAGCGTATCCAGCTGCTTTAATAGCGTAACAAGCTTTTTTATAGTCAGTCTCACCGATAACTGCTTTGTAGCGTGGATTATCGTTTAAAAATTTGCCATGATCAATAATACTGTCAGTCCAACTATCATAGGCCCTAAATCGGTCCACAATATCCGTGACGATACCAGGCTGGTACTCCTCCTGAGTTTTAGTGTCAAAAGACTTACCTGTCCAGCTCGCATCAGCCTTAATACCAAATAAAGCGTTATGTGGTGCATGTTTGCCCCAACCGCTCTCTAAAATAGCCTGAGCAGCTGTCAAGGATGGCAAGATTTTATACTTAGTCCAGCCATCTAAACAGCCCTGCTTAATATCATCTAAAAAGGTCATCTGTCCTCCTTATCTAAAAACGGATAAAAGATAAGAGCAATCACAGACAGCGGAACATACAGTATTGCGATTGCTATAACTAATGCTAATCGTGTGACTGCTCGCATGGCTTATTCCTCTTCCTTGATTTGTGACACATTCATGAGGACACAAGTAAGTCCTGACAACAACACTGCTGATAGCATAGTAGGCCAGTTAATATCCGTAATCAACATGCTTGACCCGATAAGACCAACCGCAGTTTGTGCCATTGTCTTAATTGTTTTGATTGCTACTTTTTTAAACCATTTGTTCATTTTTCTTCTCCTTTTTTAAACAGCGTGACAATACGCTCCTTATTAATAATGACTTCATCTTCGACACGACCTAAACGCTCTTCGTGGCGGTCGATAATTTTTTTGGTAATCTCACGGTCACGGTCAAGATTTTTAAGCTCATAAGCTAACTCCTTAATTGAGTCCTTGAGTTGAGCCATGGCAAACTCATTAGCTTCCATGGCTTTTTTAAAGGGATTGACGATAAATCCCCAAACACCCAAGATAGACAAAGCAGCGCCACAAAAAGCACCAATTTGTACAAAATCTATCATCTAACCACCTCTAATCTTGTTTAACCAAATCCGCATATTTAATGACTGTGACTTTGTCCTCTGATTCCAAATCTTTAAGAGTTTGCGCCTCATAAGTAAACGGCTCGTTGACATGTACAAAGACAAGATTACCTTCTCCCGCTTGATCTTCGTGCGACTCATCTACAACAGTAAAGACATCATAGGCTTGATACTCACCTTGTTTAGCAGGCTCAATAAGCTCTAAAAGACCTTTATAGATATCAGGATCAATCTTGCCGCCGCTCGTTAACATGTGGATCGTTTGTAAGTTAATCATCTTTTGCGTGCGCTCTGCGGACACCTTAGCTAGTCCAGCAGCTGTTTGGGCTGTTTTAGCAGTCTTAGCGGTTTCCTGTGAGATTTTTTCAAGGTCGTCTACTTTTTGCACGGCTTCGCCCATTGCAATTTCAACGTATTCAGATTTTTTAAATTCTTCCAAAGCGGCTTTGATAATCTCTGTGTCATTAGTTGAGTTTAAGTCCTGCTTGATTGGTTGAGAGATGACTGAGCCATCTTCTGCTGTGATAATAATATGTGTGCTTGCGACTGCTCCTGTGCTGTCAAATTGTGGATATTTTCCTGTCACTTTCCAATTTCTCATGGTTATTCTCCTTTTTTACTTTCTTCAAATTGTTCCAAAATGTTGTCGATAAGAATGATTTCAGATGATGTAAATTCATCTTCACACTCTTCTAAAAAGTTTAAAAAGTCAATAAATCGCTTAGAGTACTCACCCCCTTTAATCACAATTTCTTCATCAGCTAGCTCGTTGAGTAGGCCGCTGAACTCGTCGAGTTTAGTGGGGTCTGCTAGCTTGATGTTTTTGTGCTCATCAATGACAAACTTGCCATCTTTGTCTTTTTGAGCATACAGATCAATAAGGTCACCCTCATCCTTGGCGTACTCTTTGAATTTATCTACTACTTTTGCGAGTAGCTTAGCACGTCCGCGGTTTGCTCGCATGTTCGTGACTTTGATTTTGTCTAGTACACAATATAGTGTGTTTAAATCTTTGTTTTTAATAGTTAATTGCATATTATCTCCTGTTAAATTTTTGTGATGTAGTTATTCAATTCCCCATTCACAGCACTTACAAAATTGCCATGAACGGTATTCCAGCCAACGTTAGCTAAGTGCTTCCAACAACGTCCTAAGGCTACTACAGCCGCATACAAGTCGTTCATATCAATCATTTTTGTCATCTTGTCTGGTCTAAACTTAAATCCTCGATTGATGTTAAAGTCATCTGCAATAAGTACATTATCACCATAAATTTCTGTCTGGTCGACTGCAGCAGTATGGTTATATCCCGTAGCGTACCTAAATGACCTTAGCCCTGCAAAACGACCGGAAGAAGCCGAGTTAACACCGTCACCAGATGAGGTTATCCCGATCGATGCATACAACGCTGACCCTGTATAACCTTTTGGTGTGGCATTACTAAAATGTACAAAGGCAGTGTGTGTGTCGTCCCTGCGGACCAGAGCGTTATCACGACTGTTAAAGTTGATGGTCGCATTACTATTAAAATCCATCTTAGCCGAGCTAAGATCAATAAGCATAGCGCCATTGCGTGCCTTAATCACTTTACCCTCAAGCATGTCAACAATCGCATAGCCAATTTTAGCTTTGATAAAGTTAGCGTCTAAACCAACGATACTGCTGGCGTTTAGATTAATCACTCTAATCTTAGCAGCGTCAATCACTCCTGCGATAATCTGGTCAGCCTTGATTTTGATAGCGTTGGCAATCTTTGTGGTAAAAGCGCCGTTGACAGTGGTATTGCCATCAAGAGTGATGTTTTTACCAGCTATTTGCACACCGTGGGAGTTTAGGTTAATCGCTGAGATTATCTCATTACCAGACATCTTGCTCTTAGGCAACTTGTCCTTAATCGCGAGCATGATACTATCACCAGATTGCCGCAAGAGCGACTGGACCTTCTCCAAGGTCACAGACTGATCTATCAAAGTCTTTAGCTGAGTAAAGTTAGAGGAGATAGTGTTATCCTGATTGGATATCCTGCGCTCATAACCCGCTACAGTCTCTCTCAAACTGTTGTAATTACCCTCTGCGGACTGTAATCGTCGTTGATAACTGTCTAGGCCCTGTTGTACACGACTGACAGCACCTTCACGGTTACGTATCTCTTGTGAGATTTGGCTAGCGGTTGTCTGTTGTACCGCTCTTAGTCCGCTAATTTGTGACTCGAGCTCTGTCCTCGTGCCTTGATTTGAGCGAGTAAACTCAGCACGTAAACCCGCAAGCTTACTCTCGTAGGCCTCTGTAGTGCCGCTTGAGGTTGTTGTGATCTTAGCCGATAACTGTCTTAGCTCGTTATCATACTTTTGCGATAGCCCTTGTGCTGAGGCTTTAATCTCAGCTTGTAAACCGATTTTATCATTGGCCATTGTGGCTTTTAGCCCCTCGATGCCTGCCTGATAGCTTGCGGATAGCTTCCTATCAGCATCTCGATACTCACGCCTGATACCATCAATGGTGTCATTGATGAGCGCTAGCTTTTTATCAGTATCCTCGCTGATACGTGTAGCGACACCTCTGGCGGAGTTGACTATCTCGGTCTTGATCTTACCGTCGTAGTATTCCTGCAACATACCACGGTTAGTCAGCTTGATTTTTGACCAAAGATGGGAATTAGCAGTATCTGTCAGCTCTAAGCTAATCTCTTTGAGGTCTTTAAATAGTCCAGTCGGATTACCTGTACCCTCAACTACTACTGGCGCAACATAGCTAGTAGCTTGGTCTCCTCGCTCAATCATGAGCTGATTAAAATGCGCTGTGCCTAGACACTTGCTAGCTAGTCTGACTTTTGGGTTGTCGTCCTCTGCGGTAAATGTGTAATGCACACGTCCATCCTTACCAATAACGAGGTTTGACTCGTCTAAAATAAGTGTTGGGTCTCTGCTCATTTATTCTCCTTAATCTATTTTTTTAGTATGAGTTTTTTTAACTCAGAAATTGCTTTATCTACATAAGCTTTGGTTGCCGCATGATCATTCGCTGTGGGGTCCTTGAGTTTCAGGTTGCCATCAATCTGCGAAGTTTCCTTGGCATAAAAACCACCGTCAGACTTGACGTAGAACTTATCATCACTAAGGTTTCTAATCCTAAGCAACTTCCCTGTCGTGCCTGAGGTTGAGTTAATGTAGATTCCCTGAGCGGCTGTTCCTGCACCGTTTGTCTTTTTGACAATATCAATGGATAACGCTGCCGCATTTTTATCATAATCCGCTCCAATACTTGGGTTCTCATGAGTAATTTTTAGCGTTCCTAGCGCTTTTTCTGACCCTCGTAGCTGCATTGCACTACCATTTTCATTGCCGCTAGTAATATTAAGCGCCGATGAAAAATTGGGGGTGGTTGGCTGACGCATCGCAATATTAACGGCATTTGTTGTCCCCTTATAGTCAACAAAAAGCGCCGATTGATTAAAGGTCTCTTTACCCGTCCGCAAGCTCATTAACGGCCCATCACTGGTATCATTGTCAGAATAGACAACAACACCAGCACCTCTGCTAGACGACAAGTCAATATTGACCGCTCCACCCGTTGACGAGGAATAAGCAACAGTGGCGGCTGGCTTAAATTTTAGTTGACCTGTCATAACGCCACCTTTGAGATTTAATTTCTTGTCAAGCTCTTGCTTCGATTCAGCTTTTGTATAGACGGTCTCTTTATCTGCTTTTTGTTGTAGTTTCTGAGCGGTCTCGACTTTTGTCGCTAATCCATCAATATTTGGCTTGTTAGTCAGTAGATTGTAATCGAGTGGACTAATGTATCCAAGGTCACTAAATCGATTGTGCCCATCACCTGCTCTGGCAAAACCTGTGTCTGTCTCAAAGCCTATCTCGCTCTCCAGTAAGATGACATCACTACGAGCCCACTCGGCGGCTTTCATGCGCTTAAATTGGACTCGCAGCGGTATATTTTCACTCATTTTTTACCTCCGTCTAATATAATTTGTGGACTGTCTGACCATGCCCCTGTGATAGTTGCACCTTTGGCATCTGCAATCTCTTTATAATCCATCTCCAGAGCCAATTCCTTCACCTCCGACGCGTTTAAATCTATCTGCTTAGATTTATACCAGTCGGAGGTTACAAGCACTGTGTAGCTAAACGGATAAACACTGATAACCTCTTTATCTTTAGTGAGGTCAAAGGTCTGCGACTCCATTTTTGCTTTAGTTGGTGTCAGCACTAACTTAACTCCCTTGTTGTTAGCCTGTGTCAGCGTGATAGCCACTTTTTGGAGTAGCTCACAAGTCTGGCTAAAGCTAATCGTGTACGTCTCGCCACGTTTAAAACCACCATCGTTGGCTTCTACCTCGATGTAATCCTCATCAATTTTTTTAACACGATTAGGGTCGCCAACCAATAAATTTTTGTTATAGCGGGTCTTACCGTTATTTCCTAAAATTTCGGCAGTTAAACGAGATTCTTCGCTTGTCTCACTCACTCTATTTTTGAGGTCATCAAAGCTTTGTTTAATAGACGGGATGTCATCAACTTTGATAGCCTCTGTGATTTTTTTAATCGCTTCCTCTGGTAACGCTAGGTTTTTGAGGGTAGCTCTAAATTCTTCAAGCTCTTTATCGGTGCGCTGGTTGATTTCTTCTTGCGCTTTTTTGACTTTTTCGATTTCAGCCATTGCCTCGTCAAAGGCCCGTTGGTTAGGGTTTAAATCCTCTGTATCTAGTACCTTGACCCATTGATGGCCATCCCAAATCCAAGTGCGCTGATACTTACCATTTTTTTCGAACCAGTAATCACCTATCTTGTGCTCAATATTGTCATCTGGTTTTTCGTACCAAACGCGTTTACCATTGATGTCATTGAGGTATTTAGGCAGATTGAGTTCAAATTGTTTTTGGTTGTTAGTAATTACCTTCTGATTATTTTCCAACGCATTAATACGTTCAAAAACACCACCAGTCAAACTTTTAGAGATTGATTGACCAATCGTACCTAATTTGATTGTGTGATTGCTATCTGTATAGACGTCATAGACAATCTCAACGACTTTTTCAGACTCAGTTGTGATGCCAAACTTTGGATAATAAAGTGGTACAATGTCGCAAAGCTCAACCTCTTCCATGACTCTAAAATCTTGATAGTCAAGCGTTTGTGACAAGTCAATATAATCAACCTCAATGCTGACTTTTGGTGCACCAACGTTATTATCCTTAAGGTATTTCTGAGCCAGCTTTCGGATTTCTTCGATCGTTGGCTCTTTTTTATTTTTGTCATCGTTAAAATGACTTGATAAATCAACCATTTGGATTCTGCGCTGAGCATATAAGCTGAGATACTGACCATCTAGGATAAATTCAGGCAATGTCACCAGCTGTTCTTCGGGTTGTTTATGCTCGCCTACATGCGGCTTACCAGGGGTTTCCTCTTGCGGTTTTGGTTGTGGCGTATATCTTACGTAAGGATAGATAGAGGTGTAATTGCCATCTAGCAAGCGCTCCTCCTCTACGCTGACGATATTACGGCCATACTCCAATACCGTGGGAGCTTTACGCCCCATTTGCTTGCGTAAGATGATTGTACGGTTGTCAAACTCGTACTCACCACCGTAAACATCTAGGATAGAGCCAGCGACACCTCCTAGAGCATCACGGGCATTGCCGATTTTATCAATTTCCCAGTTAAAGCTACCAAGCGTTAAGATGTCGCTTTTAACGTCAAACTTATCATCACCGACAAGGTTTTTCTTCCAGATTTCTAAAGCTGATTCGGCTCCTACGCTCGCACCGTTTACAAACGGTTTTAAAGCAATATCCTGTGTGCGCATAGAGATATGACGCGCAAAAATCTCGATGTGGTCTTTACTATTTCGTAGTACCCGATTAATCTCAAAAGTCTGCCATTTGGTTCTACGACCAGCGTCAGACTTAATCTTCATTTCCTCTTTAAAAACTGAGGCAAAGACACCATCTAGCGGATATTTGATGTACAGTGAGTAATTACCATTGCGCTCACGAGTGGCTTTAACCTCATAAGCATCCGCAATCTCACCGAGACCAAAAGTCCTAAACTTGGTTTCCTTAGCCTCATACAAAACTGGTATCATACTTTAACCCCCCAGTTTGGCACTGCGGTAATTGTAAAGCTACCAGTCCACGAGATTTTATTTTGTCCAACGTCAAATAACGGCATGCGGTGGCGTTCTGTTCTTACGATATTATCCCAAGCAGATAGGACATCTTTATAGACTAGGTGCCTTTCCATATCTATAACAAGCTCGCCCTGCACATTTTCAAGCCCTGTCTCAAAGTCATTAATGGTTAAAACACCATTGCCTGTGCCTTTGATTTTTAGGATAGGTTTAGCTTGAACATTGCCGGGATTTTGTAGAGTACCGCCATTAACGAGAGGCACCTCTTGCTTACCTGTTTTTAAATATTTGATAGGGTGGATTAAGAAGTTGATTTTCAGTCTGCCGAAATTCCTTAAAACCTCCTTTATGCTAAAAGGGGTGATATGTGTTGCTTTATAGATATAATCAGGCTCCCATGACAACTCTAAGTCTTTCCAACCTTTTACATTCAGCCAATTGCTTATGTCAGTTTCTACTTCGGTGAGTCGTCTTTTGCTATATAGACGTAAAGGGTAAGACCGTTCAATAGCCTCAAGCCTTTTATTGTCCTTTAAAACCACACCATCACGACCAGGTACCTTAACTTGATCAACATCGTAAAAGGACGAGTCATGCTCAACGTCATTAATAATTCTCAAATCAAAATCTGAAGATTTTTTACCATCAAACTTGATAAAAGCTGTCATTTAACATCACCTAACCTTCCTTGTTGTTGTTGAATATACCAGCTAAATTCTCTGAATAAGCGTTGATATTTCTCGCGGCTATTACCGTCGGATTCATCAACCTTGACATTAAGGGTAAAACTGTTATTTGAGTTATTTGTGGTCTGATTAGCAATCCCCGCAACTCCTCCGCCAAATCCAGAGGCTATTTCTGGGGTCGCATTAATCGTCATTGACTCTTTTAGCTTTTGCATAGATGAGTCAATGACTTTTCTATCCGCATCAATACCTACAGCGATACCCTGAGGGATAAAACGTCCAACCTCATCCCTCATAACACGAGATGGCGAGTGGATATCTAAGGCACTTTGAATTGTTGCGGTGATACGTGCCGCAATGCTTTGAGCTGCCGCTAAAGCTGCCCCCGACCCTGCATAAATACCATTGGCCAAACCTTGCATGGCATTAACACCATGAGAGTGCATTGGACCACTCATCGTGCTAAAAGCATCTGTGATTTGGTTCGACTTGCTACGCATGTCATTAACAATCTGCTGTCCTTTTTGAGACATCTGTTGAGCCAAGCTCTGCATGGTTTGCATAACTTTTGACGTTCCATTTGTCACACCATTACTCAAGCCATCAGTAATATGGCCACCGTACTCAGTAAATACTCGCGATGGCGAGTGGATACCCAACTCTCCTTGAAAAGAGCGTTTAACTTCTTGACCCATTTTGACACTTGCGTCACTTGCTTTACCTGCCCCTTGACTTATACCTTGAGAAACTCCATTAGGGATTTCTTGGCCAAGTTGAGCAAAGTTAGCAGCTTGCAGTTCCGCCTGTAATCCCGTAGAAACATTAGTGACCATCCCTTTAACTTTTTCTGGCATTTCCACACCTGCTGAGTCTAAAACGCTCCCCATTGCATTTTTAGCAGTTTCTGTGGCTGCTCTAAAGTTTTCCTGCAAGGGTGCTAGCTCGGCATCTGTTGCATCCACAAAAACTTGCGTCTGTGTGGCTCCTTCAGGACCCATGCGCCTTAGTTGCTCCAAAATACCTTGATCCACACCACGCTGAGCCAAAATCTCCAAATTAGTAGCCCACTGTTCAGTAGCAGCTCTATTTTTTTCAAGGTTGGCATTCATTTGATCTACTGATAATGCCGTCTTTTGTTCGATAGCATCAAAAATAGATGTCGTTGTCTCTAAAAGTTCAGAGTACTTAGTGCGCATATTGTCTATGGCAGTTCGTTGAGCTTCTGACATATTTTCGTACGCTATAACCTGTCTTGCTGATCCTGATTCTTCAGCGGCAGCCATAGCGTCTGCAGCAGCTTGTTGAGTAGCTGATGTCTTGTTATACTCCTCCTGCAGTTGAGTCTGCATATTTTTAAGTTTAGCTTCTTCTTCTGTGAGTTCTGCAATCTTTTCTTTTCGGACGGAATCGGAGACGTTAGCTTCTTCATTCCACTTTTTACGTAGCTCGGCATTTTCAGCTAGCTTTTTACTAACCTCACTACGTTTCTGTTCAATATTTAACAGGTTTTGTTGTGCTGTTTGCCATGTGCTTTCTGCTTCCATGGCGCTAATGCGTGACTTAATTTGATCTGCGTTGTGCGAAAGAGAGTTTGAGTTTTTATCGTAGGCCAAGTTCAAGCCATCAATAGATCCATTAAGCTCGTCAATCTTATTCTTCAGATTTCGTTTTTCGCCTGCAGTTTTGTTTTCTTTGGCTGCTAACTTAATGATTTCATCAGCTAATTTTTGATGAGCAGCAGTGCTTTCTTTGACGGACTCAAGGCCCTTCTTACGCTCTTGCACGCCCTCACGGACAGAATCTCTTAGCTGTTTATTACTTTCAACTAGCCCTTCTTGTTCTTTTTTCAGCTTTTTAGTCTCATCTGACTCTTTAGTTAGCCATGACCACAAACTTACTCCAACAGCAACTAACGCACCAATCGCACCTACTACCCAACCAACGGGACCTGTTAAGGCTACAAGTGCTGCTTTTAACGCAGTTACCGCAGCAGTACCGGCTATGGTTGCAGCAGTAGATAAACTGATAGCGCCTGTCATAACACCATAAATCACGGTACTGGCTTTTAAGACACCTAACTGAGATAGTCTTGCAACCATATCTGCTTTAGTCATCGTGGTACTTACCGCTTGTACCGCAGTCACAGTCTTAATGGTTGTTGCTCCAATACTCATTGATGCAGATGCCATAACCCAAGCTCTATTTAGCGCTTTAATCATTGTTATAGTCTCATTAACTGCCCTCATGGCAGCTAGACCAGATGCTACACCAACTAAGGCAGGCGACAGAGCTTTGACGACTGATATTCCAGCACCAATAACACTAAACAAAAGTTTAAATAGCGGTGTACTAGCTTTAATACTTGCATTGATGGCGCTAAAAGAGGCATTGATAACAACTTTCAAACTATCAAAATGATCAGCTATGCCCTTACCTGTTGCAGCCTTAGACAAATCATCCAAAGCCTTAATGCTATTGGCCACACCTTTTGCAATAGCGTTCTTGATGTTGTTAAAAGAGGTTTCAATCCCTTTACTATTTTCTTTGGCTAGTTCTGCAAAACCGCCGACACCATCATTTAACTCAATCAACTTATTAGAAAATTGGTCAAATGTTATTTGCCCGTTTTTTAACGCCTCATAAAAATCCTTTTGAGCCGATGCCCCTGCAAATCCAAAAGCTTCCGCAGTTTGTTGTAAGGCATAAGGCATTGTTTCTTGGAGGGTTTTCCAAGCTTGCATATCAACCTTACCAGCTGATAGCATTTGGGCATATTGCTCCAGCCCTCGGCTTGCAGCCTCTGATGAAGCTCCTGAAGCTAAAAAGGCATTGTTTAAAGCTAGTGTGAGATTGGTCGACTTATTGATATCTTTAGTGATAGAAGTCAAACGTTGAGCGGTTCCGACAACCTCGTCTAGAGTTGTTGGCAAACCATCAATCCCATTAGCCAGCTTATCTGTTGATCTCGCAACATCCTCAGCGCTATGGCCCATTGCTTTCATCACCCTTGGATATTTTTCAAGCGTGTCAAATCTTGTGATAGCCTTGCCAAGAGATTGACTAACCAGATCAACTGCAGCCGAAGCTAATTTAAAGACTCCTGCACCAACCGCAAATTTTTTAAGAGAGGAGCTGCCTTTGTCACCGTGCTTGGCAACTTTATCTAACTCACTATTGAGCACCTTTACCTGTTTACCATCAACGTCAACAAGTATCGTTACCTTACCATCAGCTGCCATCGTCTTCCTCCTCTCCGTCATCTAAACTGTACTTAGCCTTTAGCTTACGCATGTTATCTCTGTATTTTTTACTGCCTTCACCATCATCTTCCCACTGTCTAATGGCTATGATACGCTGCATGACAGTATCGTCTGGAAGAGCATTTAAAAGAGCCTTGAATTCAATCCAAGACAATCTGTTTTGCTCTTTTAAAAGATTGATTTGGTAGGTTTGCCTAAAGCTCGCATAGATAAACTCAGCGTCTAAACTCAAATCAATGACTTTTTTGTTATCCTCTTTTTCTTTTACTACAGGCATTGGATTCCCTTTGATGTCGAGCTGAGGTTTCTCGGGCCTTTCTGCATCGATAAAATTGGTTTTGATATAAACCCAAAGATCCACCGCGTAAGTAAAAGGTAAATCTGTCCTATCTAGCAAAATATCAAGGCACAAAAAACACTTTTCCGCCTCGTTTAAAAAATCATCATCAATAACATCAAAGACATCTAAAACCTTGTTAAAGCTCAAATCAATAGGATAGATTTCACCTCTAAACTCAAACGACTCTACTAATGGATCGTTTAGTTTCATAGGCTACTCCTTTTTGTACTTTTTCGTTTTCTGCTTAACGATTTTTTCTCTTTCGATAGCTAACTCTTTGAGTTTGACCTCGATTTCCCTGCAAACAATTTCCAGAGTATTCTCGAGTGCTTCTTTGTCGGGATACTCCGCGTAGAGCTGTGCAAATGTACCTTCTCCGAATAGTAGATCATAATTGATTTCTAAGTATTTAGCTTCCAAATCTAAAGCACTTTGGGCAACATCTTTCGTAACCCCTTTACCTTCAATTTCGTTGTCTAAGTTGGCTTCGATAACCTGTTTTTCGTATTCATTGAGGCGACGATTTACTTCTGTCTCAATATCAAAAAACTCAATCAATCGCTCTTGGCTTGTATCAAACCAAAGCTCTACCTGCCCAATTTTGACCGGAAACCCTGTGCGCTTTAGGTCAACTACAATTCCAGACATAATTCCTCCTTAAAAGGGTGGTTTAGCCCACCCTTGTCTCACATCGCTACGCTCAATTCATTTTTTTTAGGTATAATTTCCTTGCTTTCCTTTGGCAGAGAGTTATAAGTAATCTTGCAACCAAAGGCTTCAAAATCGGCGGCAGCACCAGAACCAGCAATAATTTCTGTCACTGTTGCAACCCCTAGCCACTGGGTTTTCCCATCAGCCGATACAATCAAATGCCAAACTTTTCGCTCATCTCCTAGCTTATACTTAAGACTTGCAATGTGAGCTTGAGCTTTGTCTTCTGGATCATACGTCCCTTCGAAAGTGTACGCGCCCTTAACTCCTACAACGGTTGTTTCTTCTGTTCCATCTCCGTCATAGTACGCCTCATCTTCTGTCTTTTCGTCGGTATCGTCTGAGATGTCTTTAATCCATCTAGCCAATTCCAAAAGCTTCTCTTTTGTAACTTCTGTCTTTTCCTCACCTTTTACATAAGGTGCGATAAAATGCCCACGTAGGGCGTTCTTTTGTCTCATTAGTTATTCCCTTCTATTTCTAAGTGTGCTGTAATATCCAGCACATAAATATAAAAACCTTGATCGCTTAAGTCATTTAAAAACGGCTTTTCGACATCAAGGCTAATAAATGTGTACGAATGATTAAGACTTGGTAATTTTAAGTCAAAGTTAGACAAAGCACTGTTAATAGTCCACATCACAGTGCTTGCTAACTCCTGATTTTTAGTTTTGATTGCAATCTCAAAAGGCAGGCTTATCTCACGAGTACCGTCCATGTACTCGTTATTTACCTTACCTCCTGGCATTGGATAAATGGCTAGGTCTTCTTGTCTTGTTAGATAGTCAAGTCTAGGCTTTATGCCTAAGTCTAATCCTTCGACAAATTGCCTCAAAACAGTTGCAAAGTCATTTGTCATTTAAATCCCATTCCTCTCAGTAAGGATTTTTCCCAATCCTTGACAATTGTTGCATTAGCTAACGCACGTTTATCCCAACGTTTGCCTGTACCTGGTGTTGTGTACTTTTTAAATTTAAAGGACTTGTACTTGTTGTAAGCACCACCATAAAACTGGGCTCTGGCGTGTGGTCCGCTCCACGTTACACCTACACTGTTAGCTCTCGAGCTTCCTCTCAAAGCTCCGTCTCTGTAAGGAACATAAGGGTTCATGGACATCATGACTTGGTTGTTCATGATGAGCTTTCCTTTAGCTAATGCTTGCGGAGATACTTTACGCTTGATGCCTCCCAACTCTACCACTACCTTAGCCATTAGATAACCTCCACTTCAAAACAAAAAATTTTGTTTGTTAGTGGGTGGTAGACTGGTATCACTTTATCAACGGTGTACTCAGTATCACCATCAATGACAACAGCATCAACCCATGACCTATCGGCTACTGTCTTACAGTATTTAGGATAAATAAAGATAACCGACGGTTTAGTCTCTTGCCTTGCATTATCTTTACCTGCGGTTGCAAGATTACGGTCAAATCTAACTGGAGAGAGTGTAAAAGGTTCGTCATAGACAAACCCTCCATAATCACCTTTATCTTTGACAAGTTTTACCTGCAGTTCGTCAATAAGCAGTCTTTTATCGATCATAGCTAATACCCGTATATCCCAACCCAACAACTAGTAACTCATTCTCTGCATCTAGACAGAGATTAAACCTGTCTGCCAGAGTTTTTTGTTGGCTGCCTTGGCCATGCCCGACAGTGTAGCTAATACTTGTCCGTCCTAGAGATATTCCAGCAAAGGATTGTTTATCCTCTGCTGTCATTACTCCTGAGTCATTTAAATATGCTATCTGATAAGCGATTGCCCGCTTTACAGCCTTTTGCACTAGGGCTATTTCTTTTTTTAAATCTTTGTAATCATAGCGATTACGACAGTAAAGATTGACAGCGTGGCTAGCACGTTTTTCCATTTTTTCAAAATCTTCTACATCGTCAAAACCCAAATCTTCAAATTCTTTTTGCGTTAAAAAAGCGATAATAACCACCTCCATCGGCTAAGACTCGAGAGCGTCATCTTCCTCTCTCTTGGCAGCCTTAGCCTTAGCTACTTTTTTGCGGCATCTTTAAGTGTAATTTTGACGGCTTTTTCTGCCTTATAAAGATAAACACCATAATGCTTATTAGCTACGATTTGATTAATCGCTTTTGTGATATCTCGGTCTGTTTCAACCATTGTGTTACGTTTAAGCATGATACGTAGTGCACCTTTGCGAACCATGTAGGCAGTTCCTTTAGGGCATTTGCGAGAACGCACAATTTGTACCCCTAAAACTTCACCATAAACACCAGAGACAACACGATTTGCTCCAACCTCGGTAGCACCTAACCACTCCTTCGCGGCATCTAAACGTAGGGTAGAGGCATCCGCCGGATTCATGACAATGACTGTCTCTGCGTCATCTTCGTCATTAAAAATATCTAGCGCTTTAGATACACCATCAACCGTAGCAGTAGCTTCCACAGTTTGAGTCGATTTACTTAACGCGTCAAGCACGTCTGCATCGACTTTGTGGTCAATAGCCTCAACGATTTGCTTCGCTGCCTGACCTACAGGATCCCCATACCCAGATAAGATAGCTTCGTCAGTGATTTCTACACCTTTTCCGGCTTTTTTAATGGTCATAGTAGTCTTTTTGAAGCCAAGTTGAGTCATTGGGATAGCTTCACCCTCGGCAACATCTTCTGCGTCACCGATGTAATCCCATTTAGGCACTGTTAAAGTTGTACCTGGTTGTCCTTCTAAAGTTGTATCTACTTCAGCAAGAGGAGCAAAGCGAATCGCTTTCCCTACCTCTGCGTCAATCATATCCGCTAGAACCTCAGGGTCTAGCATTTGTGCCATTTTAGTTGTTCCTACTGCCATTTTTTAATTTCCTTTCAATTGGTCATAAAGATTCTTATTTTTTAGTTTTAGGTCCAGTTTTTCTTGGTAAGACATCTTTGCAAAGTCTTCCTTAGACACCGAACCTTGTCCGTTATCAGCAGACGGGTTGCCTGCCACTGTGATTTTGGGAGCTTTATCCTTTGTTTGGCCAAAGTGAGGATACTTACCCAAAACCGTTTTGATTGCATCTTCTATGCTTGTCTCGTCAGTGACAAGACGCTCAGATAGTGCAATCACATCATCAATAGATTCAGCGTTCACACCTAAAGACATTGCTGCTAGCTTTGCGTTAAGAGCCTTATTGTTTGCCCGAGCTTCCTCAAGCTCTTTGTCTTTAGCATTCAAGATTTCTGTCTGTTTTTCTGACTCGCTTTTTTGCGACTCTTTCCACTCTTTGAAGGCTTTTAGTGCATCCTTGGCTGACTCCACATCATCAAAACCTAAGTCTTTGACTGCTTTGTTGTAGCCTTTAGAATGCTCTTTAGTTCCCACTCGATTGAGATCATCTTGTGTAAATGCTTTATCTTCTTGTTGATTATTTTCCAAGTCAGTAGTCTCTTGGTCGACGTTTTCGTTTGTCACATTTTCCATGTGCATTCCCTCCTATAAATGCGATAGGTCGCTGATTTCCGTTCTTTAACGCCTGCGGATAAAGGCATAATAAAAAGCCGTATTGCTACGACTTTGATTTCTAAAGGGGTCGAATTCGACACGGTTAAACTTTATTTCCCCCACTTCCGTTTGTAGTTTTTCTTAATATAGTCAACCGTGTCACCAATTGCCTTGATAACTGATTGATTATCTAAAGTAGCAGCTTTAACAGTCGCTAACTCTTCGTTTGTTGCCAGAGCGTTTCGTTGAACGATTGATTTTAGCTCCATGATTTGTTTGTTTTGATTTTTAATTGCTTCTGCTTGTCTTGCGTTTTCTGCAATCAATAACACAACCGCTGTTTCCAATTTACGTTTCTTTTTGATACGTTTATTCATGTCTTCCTCCTGTTTTTAAGCATAAGAAAAGCACCTAGTTTTTAGCTAAATGCTTATAAGATTAAATTGCTGATATTTTATCAACTAGATCATCAAACTTCTTAGTTCTATCCGAGACACTTTCGCCATCTCCCGTTAAGTAACTAGAGGTTTGCTGCAACTCGTCCACTAATACATCCCAGTTATCGTCATTATCTTCAAGCTCAAACAAAGGAGAGACATCTTGATTGACAGATAACATAAAATCAATATCATCATTATTTAATATTTGATTACTTATCAACATTTCTCTGATTGTCATACTTCCTCCTTGTCCTTTCACCAGTCTTCCAAGTAGTTATAATCTTGCCTGTATGTGGGTTAATATTTACGGTAACATGGGTGCCTACATAGCGCCTTGAAACTTTCCTACCGCCATCTACTGCATCAGGTCTAATGTAAATAGGGTTAGCTAATGCAGTAGCGATGTGACTCTCAGAGACACCCCTCTCATAGATTCTTTCCAGGAGGTGTCCGCTAATTTCTTTTATAGTGATTCCATCACTTGTCTGTAAGCCTATTATATCATTGATTAACCCTTTTTTCATCACAATTTCACGCTTCATCAGGTCTGTAACAAACATTTTAGACCTAGACTTACTTTCTATCAAAAAGTCATTACTATTGACAAGATGATTAAGTGCATCTTGTTTACTTCTAACATCCGATTGATATTGCCTAATCAACTCTTTATCACCCAATTGCTTCGCAACGTGCAGTAGCTCTTTACTCTTACGTATTGATCTCTCGATTGCCCTCTGCTTAGCTTGCGCATTCGCATTAGCTTTAGCTTGTGCAGGAGTGATATTTTTTAGATGCTCTGGCAATTCTGGCTTACTATTCACACCGACGACAAACGGCGTTTTAGTGTGCTTGCAGTTGATTCCCAAGCATCCATCAGGCTCACCATGCCCGTAATCAGATAAAGCTAAGATTTTTATCCCTCCTTCTTCTCTCGCTTCGCCAGTAGTGACAATTTGATGTTGCAAAGGTGCACACATCTCTCTAGCTGTAGCTTTTTTTGAGTAATAGAAGGTATCAATGCCAAACTCCCTAGCAGGGGCTTCTTTGACTTCGTTAAAGACTCGCCAAGTCGTAGTATTGATAACGGTACGAGCATAAGAGTCTGCTCTCCACTTTCTCCCAGCTTTATCTGTAAAACCATAAAACCCCTTTTTAAACCATTTAATCACAGTTTGATTGATAGCTTGGTCAGGCGTTTTTAAGCCTGTCACCACACCAGCAACAGCGTCTTGGATTATCCCTTGATAAGCTCCTATAACACTAAATGGCAAGGTGGTGTTAGTCAAATTATGCACATCATCAATAGCTTGTCTAGCATAGTTAGATAGGTCGTCTTGGATAGTACTGTTTACCCCAGACTCTCTACCTAGAGCCTCTTCTAGCTGCTCAGACGTGTTTTTATAAATTTTAAATCCTTCATTCTTGATAATATAGCGAAGTTGAGCTTCCGCAATGCCAGAATACTTTGCAATAAGCTTGATGTTATCTGCATTAAGCAGTCCAACGTCATGTAACTTATTAGCTTGCCAAAGATAAGGGTTATCGGCTAAGCTCGCTGAGCCTCTGGCTTTTATCCTCTCAATCACTTGATCAAATAAATCAAGAGTCAGCTGATGATACATATCAGATAACTGACTAGCTTCCAAAAGAAGCTGTTCGTCATTTAACTTAATAGGCTTCTTTTTCATCTAATCACTCTCCGTATAAATGTGTATCAGTGCGCTGTTGATTGATTTCGTCAACGATTCCAGTATTAATTTCTGCAGCTATTTCTTGGGCTTTTTCCTCTGTCACGTTTAGCACTTTTTGGATGGCCATCTCACGAGTGCCAAAGCCAGCATTAACAACTTTTATCCAGTAGTCTAACTCAGCGTCTCGATCTGTAAAAACACCGTCATCAAGACTTATGCTGATGTTATCCATGCTTGGAACTTCGCTTTGGTACAAATCATAAGCTTTAGCAATCTCAAAAATAGAGATAACTAACTCTTTTAGCGATTGCTCTACTAAAGCAACAATACTGTTACGCATTTGGTAGGTGTCTGAGTTTTCAGAGACGATTTCTGTTGCAGTCTTCATGCTTTTGCCATCAAAACTAAATAATCCAGCAGATACACCTATTTGCATCTCAAACAAAGACAACCCCTCGTTGATAGCCTTGATATAGTCATCCGCTCTGATAGGTGTTGTTAGGTCCTGTATTGCGCTTGAGTCTAAATCCCTGCCACCCATACGGATATAAACGTTTTGATCAGACTCGAAGCGAGGCCTTGGAACAACATCGCCATCAGTGGTACGAACAGTTAAAGCAGTCAAGCTCTCTGGCACAGCAACTCGACGTTGACCCATCTTAACTTCCCACATAAATTCGTCATAGGTCGTATTGATAAAGTCAATCGTTGTCTTGGCGTTATCAAAGATAGATAGCCCAAGTGGGCTATTAATATCCTTGTTATTCATTCCAGGAGTCTTGAGATAAGTAAAGATAGGCCTAGTCACATCTGTAACTTTTGCCTCGTCTTTTAAGTCCTTGTATACCTCAGATAACGGCACTCGGCTACCTACTTTGGCTTTATCATCCGAGCGATATAACTCATTTGAGATAACATAATCATCAGAGCTCTGCCACTCATGGAACTCTATCAAGGTATAGTAGACCTCTTTGCCGTTGATTGTCTTAACGGACTTAATGACGACGGCGGCACTCGAAACGTCTTGCGTATTACTCTGCAGTGGCAAAAAAACAGGCGCTTGAACAAATGCTACCCTAACTTTATCACCATCCACATAAGGCCTCATAGCTAATCCGCCTAACGCTAAACAACTCTCCAGATACCGCTCGAAGTTTTTATTAAACCTGTCGTTTTTTAGTGTCTCACTAATAAATTCGTTAGCCGCATCATCATCAACCTTAATCTCTGCCTGCTCGTTAAAGACTAGACTGGCAATCTTTTTAGCAGCTGTCCGTGCAATTGGTAGATGGTTAAGATCTCTTTTTTTAGTCTCGCCGTCCGTGTTTAAGTATAAAACACTATCCCAATCGCTCTTATAATACTTTAGATTGGTTGTTATACGATCGTACTCTAGCTTACTGATAGCTATTTTAGGATGATCGGTTATATTTGTAAGACTCTGCGTTGTCATCACGTATTTACTCCTTGTAACAAGATTTTTTATTTTTTGGATTACTCCCATGTAAGCAACTCCTTTAGTTGTAATACCGATGCACAAACACGTTGACGCTGTATCTAAACTCGTCCATGGCATGGTTATCTTTATCAATAGGTTTGCCATTGTCATCACGACTATATAGCCCTATCTCTTTTAAAAAGTGGTAATGGTCATACTCTTCCTCACTATGATTAACGAGATAAAAAGCGCCATCTGAGATAATGTTTTGGCCGCGTTCGATACCGACCTCAATGCCTTTTGCTTTGCTAGATACATCTTTAGAATTGTTCGGAGCTCCCAGAGTAAATACTCCTAACTTATGCAGCTCCTCTCTCAAAGATTTACAGGCAGGATCCACAAATACCTCTGTATAGCGCATCTGATACTTTTTAACGCACCAGTCTATAAAAACTTTTAACTCTAAAGCGTAGGTTGACATAGCTTTTACTTGGCCAGTGTCAGCTCCGCTGTGGTAGTAGTGAGCTACACGATTAAGTCTGAAGCTTATCCTACCGTTATCTCTAACTCTTGTTACGATATTACAAGACATAGAGGTGGCATCTGATTGACCTCCATCTGCACAGAAATACATCTCTACTGGTTCGCCAATCAAAGCATCCAAAACATTTTTTTCCGTGTCAAAAAGGCCATAAATAACTCCCTGAGGCATGACCCGCTGTCCAAGTACATCTCGTTTGTATAGATATGGATTTTTTTTAAGACTGTTGATAATGTTTTGTTTACGCTCTGCGGTTAGTATTGGGTTATCATCCATGGTCCAATGAGTCCACCTCGTGTTCTGAACATCAAAGACATCTTTAATTACTGGATGTTGAGGTGCTGGGGGATTTAAATCTGCTAGATGATAACGTAGCTTAGCCGCCCAAGTACGCCTAAAACACTCCTGGATAAAATCCATGTGCAGTAAGTTAATCTCGCAGAATACTACTGATCCTAAAGACATACCTGTAATAGCACCAACACTGTTAACTTTACCGCCGCCTTTATAATAAACGCGCTTATTGCCTTTTGGTGTCGTGATTAACAAGTGATCTCCACGCTCGTCGTGTTTTATTTCGCAGTTACCGTCAAATATATGCATCAAACCCGTACCATCGCCGTCGATAAACAAACGATAAGCTTGTTCTTGATTATAAGCAGTCACAAGGTGATTTTCATCTTCTGACTCAATCAGATACCTAGCATAACGAAAATGCCCAGCTGTGGTCTTTCCGCTACGAGGGGTCAAGTGCCCTCGTTGACCTCTAATTCGTAGTTAAAATGGCGTCTAATGACGTCTTTTTGTTTATTTGAAAAGATAATCTCCAAGGCTAATCACCTCCTTCCACAGCATCTAACAAAGCTTTCATTAAGCTAGTATCAGGCTTAGCGCCTTTCTCTGCGTCAAGTTTGACTTTAAGCAGCTCGATGCGCGTTCGTTGCTCGTCTGTGGTGAGCTCCGCGGCCTTAATTCGCTGTCTTTGTTCTTTTCTATCCAGGCTATCTTTTCCTGCAAAAGATATATTAGATATTAATTCAACAGCTCTTAAATTCCCATTCATCGCTTGTTCGACCACTTTCAAAGCGATAGCTGACTGAAATGTTGGATCAAAACCTAGACTTTCTAACTTTTTTTGTGCTTTTTCATTTGGGATAACAGAGTTGAGCGCTTGTTCGATTATGGTTTTTAATTCTTTTTTGCGTCTTCTTGCTTTACCGGAAGCTATACCGCCTTTTCTAGTGATTTCTCTAAGTTCACTCTTACTTCGTTTATTTCCTGGTATTAAGTTTTCTTCATTAGCCAATCGCCTCACTTCCTTACTTTTAAAAATAAAAAAAGAAGCAATCAGCTTCTTCAAATCGTTTTATATGTTTGCGGTGGCTTCCCTTTTATATCTATTTCATGATAATTCTTAGGTGTTTTGTAAGCAAACAACCTATCTATTTCTATTGCTACCGCTTTATTTTTTCCTGAATAATATTCGTCAAAAAAATCCTTTGTAATCCCTGACTTTTTACTTGTTTTTTGCCATATTTTTTCCGGTTCATCTCTTAAAACTTGTTTAATGGTAAAAAAACCAACTATCTTGCCTACAGGTTTTGTAGAGTAAATGTAACATCTATCAGGAATACTTTTTAAAAAAGATTTTCTAAATTCAAAACGCTTGTTACCTTTCATTATCTCATCTACAAATTGAGGTTTGATTGAAATTATAGCCTCTATTTTATTCATTATTTCTCATTCCTTTTTATTTTATTATAAGGAACAGATTTGAACGGTTCAAGAGAGGAGTTAATTTTTTCTTATAAAAAGAAAGCTAGCTATTTTAACATTTTTTCTAGTTGTTTTTGCAAGTTGTTTAATCGAAGAATTTCCCGTTGGAGTATTTCCTTTATCGTAACTTTTCAATTTCCAATTAGTATTTCTATTTAACGCATTAATAAGATTTTTAGCGCTCGTGACAATCCGAAAGTCAAACCCTTGACAAGAATATATTTCAGCTACTGATTTTAAAAATCTAGTACCTAATCCTACACCTTGATAATCAGGTAAAATAACCAACCTAGTAACTCTTTTGATTTTTTTATTTTTAGGATGTGGAAAGTGTATTACCCCAATAAATCCTATTATTTTATCATCATCATATAGCCCAAAACAACGTGCGGCTCTAACTATATCTCCATTTAGATAATGATAACGTCTAAATTTTCCCCACTCGGCAATTGAGCATCTTCTGACTGTGAATTCTTGTTTGCTTCGTGGGGGAATCGAAAAACCTGTTGCATATCATCTGTATTAAAACACCAATCTGGTTGTAAAAACTCAATTACATCATGATGACAACCAACTGCGATAAATTTCTTGTCAGGATATCTTTTTAAAGCTTTTTTTAACGCTATACAAATTATTTTAGCGACTTGTCTATCAACAACACTAGTAAACTCATCAAAAACGATAAACTCTTTTGTTAATATTCGCCTAGCTAAATCAACACGCATTTTTTCGCCATTTGATAAAACATGATAAGGCTTGAGCCAAGAAGGAACACTCCCAAACCCAACCGCATAGAACATTTTTTGTAATTCTTCAACATTGTGACATGGTATGCAATCTATAACAGGTTTATCAGGATAAACAAAGTCATCTTCTAACGCTTCGTTATACAACTCTTTAGCGATAGTGCTTTTTCCTGTTCCACTTCCGCCTACAATTAAACCTATCTGCCATTTATCGGGATAGTCTATTTTTCCAATAAAATGTTCTCTAACGTGTTCTGCGCCGACATCAAAGTCAGCCATTACTTTGGAAACTTTAAAAGAACTATTTAAGTCGTTCTTTTTTACAATATTGAAACTCGGCATTTGAAACCTCTTTCTACAAATTCGTCATATAACTTTTCCAATTCCTCTTCGCTTTCAGCTTCTACTATTAAAACAGAGTCATCTTCTATTTCTTCAAAATCAGCATCTAAATTCTCTTGATTCTCGTCATCTATTTCTAATTCAAATCCAAAAGCAGACATATCAAGATCTAAAATGTCATTTAATTCTTCATTTAACAAATCTAAATCCCAAACCGCAATCTCACCAACTTTATTGTCAGCAAGTCTGAACGCTTTGATTTGCTCTTCAGATAAGTCATCTGCGACAATAACAGGAACTGTTTCTAGCCCTAATTTTTGGGCTGCTTTATAACGAGTGTGGCCGTTTATGATTTCGCCGTTTTTATCAACGACAATAGGCACTTTAAAACCAAACTCTTTAATAGATTCAGCAACTGGTCCAACAGCCTCATCATTGTTTCTAGGGTTATTTTTATAAGGTGTTATTTCACTTAATTTTTTGTCCACAAATCCCATGTTTTATTCCTTTTTTTACATAATAAAAAGTCACCACAATGTGATGACTAATTGGTTAACTATAGATAAATAGCGAATGAATGCTAAGCCTATTGCCTACCCCATTCTGGGACACTTCTATTTATCGAACAGGAACAGTCGGAATCGAACCGACACATCTTCTTCTGGCTCTTCGAAAAGAGTTTTCGGACTTAGCTATTGTCCCGAAGCAAGGCGCTACCCTTACCATTTTCCAATCACGGTTCATGTTCCAAAGGTTTAGAAGAGCTAAGACCTCTCACAAACGCTCTTCTACAGACCTTGCACGAATCGAACGTGCCACTGCACTCAATATTTAGTGAGTATTTCCTAATGCGAACGCAAGTCCAAATAAACAGTCTAAATATTATTAACGGTGCCGTTTCGCCACAAAACTTAAGCCCACGATAGCTTATCACACCGTGCACAGTGCAACAACTCACTTCGGCCGAATCCTCAACCGAACTATCAGCTAACCACAAGCAAGGTTGCGACCCTTGGTTTTGGACTTGCGGTTAATATGTCGGTTGGCACTGTCTTGTCCAACCTTGACATCGACTTAGCGCTGGTACGCATTGTCAAGAGGCATTGCTAAGTCTTAATCATTAACACCGAACCCAGATTGCGTATTCTCCTCAAGGGAACGCCAATGTCAAATAAGGGTGTTAATTCACGGCGGACATCGCAAAGTTCCGTGATCCTTTTTGCTTTGATTACATTCCGCAATGTCACAGCGTGTAATCTCTGGGTGATTGAGACGGCAGGAATCGAACCTGCATACCCAGTTGTCGTCTCAACTCGCTGTACCGCCATCAGGCTACAAAATAACAAGTTTGATTGTAGTTAAAGTTGGCGACTAAATAAATAGCCAATTGGTTAAAAGGTTATCTCTTCTTGTTATTTTGATAATACTATAATAACATGAATAATTATATATAAAGTACATAATTATTCCATATTAATTCCAGCTTTTTTCCAATTTCTCGACAAGCAACATTCCCTCTTTATATAGCTCTGAGAACGACAATAAAGCATTATCTAGCATGTTGTAATACTGGCTTTTTTCATAACCAAGTTTTGTATAAATATCACAATCAGTCTTTGGATATGTGAGCAAATACTTGTCAATCAGTATCAATCTATACTCTGGATCAAATATCCCGTTGACTGCTCTCTCAATCGCATCCAGCTCTTGTTCTGCTGACACACGGTTTAGTGCTAGTCTCTCAACTGGTTTGCTAGGAACTCCATGCGGTTGTCTTGGCTCAAATGAGTAAGTAGCTGTAACTTTTTGAGTATCTACGTCATTAGCTATCCTTCGCCAGCGTGGATACTCTCTCAATTTACGCTTGGCATTGGATTTTGTTTTTTGGATATCAATCTCAGGAAAAAACGTCATGAAAGCCCCCAATATGGTATAATTTATTTAAGCTTAAATTTAACCAAGGGGGCGTTCCGTGTGGACGTCTTTTTGTTTTGTGGAGAAAAGCCCTCTCTTTCTTTTTTTATTTTTGACACAGGCGTACGATGTCAGTATTAGCGCCTTGAATAATAACAAATGACCGATAATCTGCGTTAGATTTGTTTTGGTGTAAGGAGGTTCTCGTTTCTATTTTTTAATTTCGGTCCACCCCCACAGAGCCATTGCAGGCTCTTGAGCGCTTGCGTGGGGTTATAATTTTGTCAGCGGTACCCATTTAAACTGTGGAAACTGTTCTGCTTGTTTGCGGGTGCATTTAGTAGCCTGATGTGGATTATCAACATAAGATATATACCTGCAAGTTTTATATAAATAATACTTATGCCATTTTTCGCTATATAACACTCCTAACTCTTCAGTCATTCAGTCACCTCTTTCGCAAATTGCCAAGCCCAATCGAAGTCTTTGCGGATTTCTGATTCGGTGAGGTGGTTTGCTTTTCTTTCCTTCCAACTTCCGGTGTAGTCAATTGCAATGTAAGCTTCCCTGTGCTTATTCTTACTCAATATAACTGTGCCCACGTCATGATTTGGATCGGGTATCTCCACTGTATACAGCTTCTCTTTTTCAATGGTGATATTTGGATAAGCTAGCCATGCTTGGGCAAATAGGTCAATGTTTGTGCTATCATTAGTGTCATAAAGCCATTTCGCCACTTCGCCAAAAGCATCAACATCATAGGCAAGTGATAGTGTTAAATCTTCTTCTTTGCACTCTTCTATCCAATCCGCCACACACTGCGGTACTTCTGGTTTTGGTTGGTTTAACTGGTCTATAATGTCGCGAACCTCGGCTTTTATAACACTGCTAGTCTTTCCATAAAATTTTGAATTATCTACTAATTCTTTCGCTTCTTCAATGTTCATTTTTGCATCTCCTCTAATACTTTTAAAAAACACTGCTCAGCAATGACTTGATCACTGCCTTGCCATAAGTCGCCTGTCACTTTTGCGTACTTGTTTTTGTCGATAAAATCGTTCAGGTGGTC